AGCAAACTTATATGTTGCTGGTGTCCAAGTACCAGATTCAGTAGTGTCCTCATAAACAGACAAGCCCCAACCTGCTCCAGTAGCTGGATATTCTGTAGCACTATCTAAACTTCCCTCTGCTGTATAATTAGCACTTGTTGGAGTATCTAAATCATTATTTTCTTCATAAAATCCAGCATTTATTTCATGGGCATAAGTTGTTCCAGTTGCACCTAACCCAGTTGCAAGTTGTTTTCTATCTATAAATCCATACCACTTAGGAGTGGATTTATTTCTAAAATTACCATCTGCTACTCTTAAAACATTTTCTATGTAATGAAAAACAAACTCAGATTTTTGATTAGTATCAGCAACATCTAAAAGCGTAATAGCATCTGTAGTCCAAGAACCATTACTATCAAAAAATATATCAACTTTACCATCATCTACATTTCCCAAAGCTAGTGCTTTGTCTCCAACAACACCAGCCTCTTTAAAAGTAATTTGCCTATCTGCAACAACATTTTCAGATGCTAAAGAGGTTTCTGATAAAACAAGGACAGAACTTATCTTACTACTGCTCATTGTATGACTATTACTACTTTCTACTGTAATTTGAGCACTGCTAGTCAAACTTAAAATATCAACAACAGTAAAAGTACCATTGTTTGCCGATTCCTCTGCTCCAGATATTACAATTCTAAAAGGAACAACATCAGTATAGATACCATCTGAACTCGTATAAAAATTAGCAGTATCCCTCCAAAAATTATCATCATTTACAAATATCTTATTAGTGTCATAAAAACATATTGTATATTTAGAATTACCATCTGGGTCATCTGCTATTGTACCTGTAGCACCATTAGCAGTTATTGTAACGCCCCTAACACCTACAGGGTCATCTGATTCAAAATAAAATAACCCATGACCAGCATTTAAGGATGCAGTGGCTACGTCCACATCTTGAGTGCCTAAATTATATGCACTACCATCTGTCGTAGTATCAAATTCTCCCCTTGGAACTAATTCACCATTTTTAGAGATATTCCAATTTTCACAATTAGCCATTTCTCCATTTTTTAAATCCCTAGGGTTTTTTACATTATTTATACCTAGACCAAAATTATTTATATGTAAATTTTGTTTAGGCAATTAGAATTTCCAAACCATTTTAACAACTGCCATCATTACATCCATGCATTCTTTTGCAATAGCTTGTTGTTCTTCTTTAGTTATTTTTCCATCTTTAGAAGCTTCGTGATATTTAGCTGCTACTTCCTTTAATTCTTTTACCACAATACGATATTTAGTAGCAACCATTGTGCCTACTGCACCTAAGATAATTACCATTAAATATGCAAAGTTTTCCCAATTCATCCATTCCATTATTTATTCTCCTTTTCTATTATCATTTCTTTTAAGTCAATTAATTCTGCGTGGATTATATCGAGCTTTAATTCTATTACTTCTTTATCCACTTTTAATTCTAGTATGTCTTGTATATAATTAATCTCTGCTTTCATAAATCCAAAAGCAAGAGTCATGGAACCAATTAATACAATAATTGTCATTACATTTTCTAAGGATATGTTTGTATTAAGTTTCATTTCTTTTTTCGTTTCACTGATTTCTTTTTTTTCTTTCTTTTAGGAAAACCTTTTTTCATATTTTCATATGCTTTTTTACTTATAGTAGATTTTTTTTTACTTCTACTTGTACCTGCTTTTTTACGTTTGTTAATATTTTTATATAAACTCATATTTTTACCACTTTACTTTATCAGCCCAATAAGCAGCTGACATTTTACCTTTAGCAATGTTTTTACCATGACGTGCCTTAAATGACTTACGTCTTGCTTTCTGTTTAGCTGATTCACCAGCCTTTGGTTTACCTGCTGTCTTTACACCTTGCTGTCCAAAGCGTATTGTTTTTATTTTTGTACCAACTTTAGCTACCACTACATGTGAT